ATAGTATTAAATGGAATTCCTGTTCTAACGCGTACAACCACGGAGACTTGAATACGCTTAGGGAGTGGAGCGTCAATCTCGATATATGATCCGCTGGCTGCGATACCTGGATAACCGATAGGGTCATCAGCTTGACCTCTGATTACTCTACCCACTTCATGAATAAGTCCCTGCCAGTACTTATAGCTGTCCTCACCTGATTGCACTGTCGTTGGAAAGGCCATCTTTCCTATAGACGCCATATAGCTTCCAGCAGAGATATTCATCTTAGACGGAAGGACGTCACCATCAAAAATCACAAGAAGTGCGTTCGGATTAGCCGGGTCTGGAGTAATGTTTAAGATCTTCCTATAAGCAAAGTATGGATTCTCTTCTCTTAATTGGACTTGGCTTAAGCTCGTTCCAAGTGGAACTGGGCCAAAGTTTGCCGCAAAGTTCGTAGAAACAGTAAGCTGAGTGGCAGACGGGAATGGAGAATCGGCTACGGTGTATGTACCAACGTTAAGGGTTCCTAGGATGGAATCTCCGATAACTAACTGATCGCCCGGCATGATGGAGTCATAGCTATAGAACCGAAGGTCTGTAGCAGCTGACATAGTTACTTCTTCTTCAATACCTGTTTCATTGATTAAATAGATGGAATTATTATACTTTTTCTCAATCTTAAAGATTCCCTGATTGACTGAGGCAAAGTTTCCGCTGATTCTAACCCAATCACCCTCTTCAACGTTTACGAAGTTAGGGTTAACGCCAACCCCTGTCCAAGAGATAACCAAGAACTGAGCCTGCTTTTCTACTTTAAACTGAGTTGTATTGGTTCCGCTATGCGTTCTAACCGTCTGGAACGATCCAGATCCAGAAAGAGTGAGGGTATTAAAGGTTGTGATCTGGAGGTTTGTTGTGGCGTCCATGCCGGTGATCTTGGACTGAGCTGCAGTGTTTTGCACCTTAACCCATTGTCCAGCCTGGAATCCGGCTTCATTAGCTACGTTTATAGTAGTCTTAGTATAAGGACGAAGCACTAATCCATTGCCAGAGGCGACATTAGTCACTGAGCCGTTGCCGCTAGACGCATCTACTGCAGCTTGAGCATATGTAAAGGTCTGAGCCGACGGAGTGTTGGTGACAATAAACGTTCCGTTGAATGTGGCATTAGTTACGCCGCTAATAGTCACCTCATCCCCAACTGCTAAGCTATGGTTAGAGGTAGTAATGATGGTTACAGTGTTACTTACTCTCACCGCTCCACTTACATCAATTGAAAGCGTTGGCTGAGCCTGAGAGTATGTGAACGTTCTAGCTGTAACTGCAGACACAGTGAACGTACCGTCAAATGTCGAATTAGAAGCTCCACTAATAATGACTTCGTCTCCAACTTGGAGTCCATGTCTATCAAGGGTAGAGGCTATAACGTTGCTGCCGCTTCTTCTTAAGCCTGAAACTTGAGGAGAGATCTCAGCTTGACTTACTTCTGAGCCAGTTGAAAGAAGTGCTCCTTCAGCTGAATTGGCGCTACCGCCAGAGACGAGAATAGAGCCGCTGCTGCCAAACAGGCTTGAATAGATCTGGACCTTGCCGCCGCCTGAAGATACTGAGATGTTCCCAAGACTTGAAAGGCCGGTGACTGCAAAGATGTTTAAGAATCTAGCAATCTGCTCAGCAGTCGCTGGGACTAGATAGAACTCTTCTCCGACCAAAGTATAGTCTGGGTCAGATTCAAGGATAGAGAGGGCTACCTTCAAATTAAATTGGTTCTGAGGGCTGATCGTTGTGCCGACATTGGAAAGAGATACGGCATTAAACCCATCAACAAGGGATACGTATTCACTGCCCGTGTCGTCATATGTGCTTGTGGTGATAACTCCTGAACCGTTTTCTAGTTGATCAATAGAGATGTAAGAAAGGGTTGCCACATGAGCCTCAACGTCTGAAGCTTTATTGGCTGAAGCATCGAGAGAGTAGAATCTGTAGTTAGTTCCAGTAGTTAGCTGGATAGTCGTTTCAGTCACCCCATCAGGGTTCTTTATCTCAAAGTAATTGTCAGTTACGGCACTTACTCTAAAGATGCCGCCATTGTCCGGGTCAAACGGGCCCGAGATGTTGACTATGTCGCCAACCGCTACAGTTGCACCAGTGACAAAAATTGGCGCAGTTCCAATACCGTTCCAGTTATATCTCCACATAGAAGGCGCAACGTTAGTCACGTCAAACTGAGTAGTAGAGTCCCAAGCTCCTCCCAGTCTTTCTGGGCCTGAAGCCAAATACACCTTGATGTTCGTTTTAGTGTCTACATCGACAACGCTTGTCATATCTGAAGCTGGAGTAGTTGGATAGGCAATGCCGAACTTCACTTGCTCACCTGTAGGGCCAAACTTGGTCGAACGGATAAGCATCTTATTGTTAACCCCTGAAGGGTCAAGGATCTGTCTTGCATTAAAATAGAGGAAGAAGTCTTTAAAGTCGAAATTATTGCCAAACTGGTTAGCATAGCTAGCTGTAGGGCCTGCGTCTGAGTCATAGGCTTTAAATTGACTCTGAGTCGGAACCTGGACGCCTGAGACAGTGCCTTTTCTGCCCATTCTAATGTTAAGGGACTTATTAATAGAGTCATTGTCAAGAATAACGACAAGGTTGTCTAAAGGCTCGAAATTAAAAGGGAAAGCTGGGAAATATCTGTCTCCGCTTAAAACGTCTCTCAACTTATCTTGAGCTCTTAATGTCAGAGCCGTGCCTGTAATGTCTGCCGACATAGCATATAGGTTCTTATTGCTAGAGCTATGGCCGAAAGGATTAAGGAAAGAGATCCAAGAATTCACGAACTCGCTTACGTCTGTGGTCGTTGTGAGGTTTATTGGGGGGATAGTTGACGTGCCGGTCGCAATCTCATCATGGACAAAGGTAGGCATAGTCACTTCGCTCATGCCGGATTCAGCAAAAGCCGAGTGTGTAACCGTACTGCTGTCGCTTGATCCAACGGTAAAGCCAAGCGGGCCTGTAGCCGGAGTCATGCCGGCAAGCATCACAAAACCCAGGAGGGAGTAGGAATTACTAGTAATTCTCAATGTTTTACCATTTACTGCTGAAGCAAAAGCACCTTGCAGCTGGGAATTCATGGCGCTTGCAATGGCGGTCAAAGTCTGAAGACCAGTGAGGAGGTCGATTTCTTGGATACTTCCTTCAGATCGAATAAAAGTGATCGTATCGGAAGAAAGTAGAGAGAACGGGCCTCCGGTCGAGCCAAGAGAGTTAGTCATGTAGAATTCGAAGTAGTTCCCACTTACAGCGCTTACTCGCCAAGCTCCAATGAAATTAGGGTTGTGCGTATGTATTGCATCATCCGAGATAACTACCCAGTCGCCAACCTGGACGTTAGAAAAGGCTGTAGCTACAGAAGAGAGGAATCTCCAGACGTTTGTAGATGGATTAGAGATTGTTATTTGACTTGATGCGTCGGCTGTTGATTGAATGAACTCGGCTGGAGAATCTACCACCACCCAAAGCTTAGGGCCGGCAGACGTACCTGAGGAGGCTGCCAAAGTAACTGAACCTGTTGAAATCTCTAAGGAATCAACAAAAGCACGAGTGTTCCTGCTGCCCGCAGTAATGACGTCGCCTGCAGCTAAAACATCGTTTAATTCGATCTGACCAGTAGCTCGATTGAGGTGGTAGTCAGACGCCGCGCCCAGGTCTGAAAGCGTTCCTGTTGAGAACCCAAACATCTTTGAGGCTAAAGTCGATGACGAGTCTATATATATAGCTGCATCATCACTTGCACCTTTATTACTTGTAAATTTAAGCTGACTGCCTTCAACCGTAGCCGTAACTCCTGCCATCTTATTATTGATAACGGAAGCCCAAGCAGAAAGCGAGTTGTTTTGCGATACCGTTGCAAAGCCGAAAGGGATAAAGTCAGAGTCGACGAATGTATAGGTGATGTACTGAGACTTATCGACCTTAAGTACTATTGTGTCGCCTGAGCTAATAGCTGGCCAAAGCGATTGAGTAATAGAGAATAGGGTAGGGATACTTCCGTCTTTGATTAGAAGTTCGTCGTTCTTATAAAGCCTTAAGGAATAAGTAAGGTTTTCGCCTAAGCCTAAGTAATCATTAGCGTTTACGTCATTTAAACTGCTTGTTATCTGAATGTCTTCATTTTCAAAGTTCTTAGCAAAAATAATGAGCTGCTTACTATTATTAACCGCTCTAGCAGAGAACAGGAGGTCTGTATTGGCGTTAATCGAGTTAACTACCTCAAACGTATCGGCTGCATTCTGGGTTGCAAAGTCGTCATCAGCAAAAGTATGCTCACTAAGTACTCCACCAACAATAATAGAGAGCTTCATGTCGCCAGTTAAAGCAAATGGAGCTGTAAATGATGATAGGACTAAGGCTTTAGTTAGATCTTCATTTTGTAATTGAAGGTACTTCTCGCCGCCATTAGCATTATCAACTATCTGCTCAAATCCCTGACCTTTATATATAGGCTGATAAGCTGTGCCATCATCAATATAAAGGGTTGCAGGCTCGCTTCGATTTGAAGGCTGAGAGAGCTTAGCTGAAGTAGAGGTCTTATTGTCGTCTGGAGAAGTAACGTCTACAGACGCAGTTTCTACCGCAAGAGGGGTACCTTTGGATTTAGTCTGCTCTGCGTTTTTAATCTTTAATCTATAGTCTACGTCCGACATAGTGTCTTTGCCGGTGATGAAATCCACTGGATTAGTCACTCCAGCTCCTGGAAAAGGGGCCGACGGGAAGGACGTAATGCTGTTAGCTGGAACGTTACCTCGAGTACCTATCTCTGTACAGACAACAGGAACCGAATCCAGGCTAGATTCGCCATCTGGGATAGTGACTGTGGCAAGGGTTCTAAAAGAAACTGCTGGGCTAGTGGCATTAGCTTCCGTCTGGACAACTGTTCCGATAGAAACTACCCTATTCCCGCCCTGAGCAAGAACGATTGATTCGTTAACGTTATGATTCTTGGTTGTAGGGCTTGAGAGGTTGATCTGGTAATAGTTACCAATTGGTGTAATTGAGCTATAGGCAATAGGGCCTTCAATGTTATTTGAGCCTCGGCCTAAATAGACAGATCCTGTAGCTGGGAAGCTTGAAGCGTCCGATACGTTAATCGTACTTTGTCCAATAGGGGGAGCGGCTGTACCAGCGTAGATCTTAGTTGAGATCTTTGTAAAATTTACAGATCTGAGCGTCACTGATCCTGTAGCAGGTCTAGCTTGAGTTCTGCCTACGTTCTTTGCCTTACCTATATTGTCAAGGTCCACCCCTTCAGCTCTATCAATATTAACAGAGTTAAGGGCCGCAATGATGTCCGATTGACTTCTAAAGTCTGAAAGAGCTGCCGCCTCAAGGAATGAGTTAACGCTACTGCCCTTAAAAATATCATTAACGCCCGACTTTGTGATAAAGGTCTGGCGTAGTGTCTTTAAAATTTCCGTCAACGGACGGGGACGAGGAATTAAAGCCATATTTTCTCTTGTTTTCTCTGAACGAGACGGGTGGGGATACCTTAAATATTAAGATTCAGAGCTAAATAGTTGATTTTACTTAAAGAATTGTGCGATAATGGCGCTAAAATTTAATCCAATACCATTAAATGCACAATCATGGCCAAAATGATGCATTTTATTGTCTAGTCAAAGGAACAGCAATAGGCAAAATCCCATTATCTTTTGCCACAATAGCAACTACATGCTCATAAAGCACACCTGGCTGTGCGTTTAATTCGATTACAGACGGAGCAAGGAATCTAGGGTCGTCTCTAAACGCCTGGTCAATCCTCTTAGAGATATTCTCAAGGTTAATGTCGGCAAAGCTCTGCCCTACCTCTACTCCGGCTCCATATTCTGGATGGAGAAGAAGGCTTCCCGGAATAGTCGTAAGCTTCATCTTGGCTGCCTGCAATAGGTTTGTCTTGCCAAAGGCTAAATTCATGAACCCGTCCTTAGTCACTGCCAAGTCTCCGTAAGGATCCAGAAGCCAGTCGATCTTAGTGAATTTAATAGTCTCTGGGTCGTCCGGAAGGAACGTAATTGGAGGCGTATCTAGCTCCTCATTAGCCGGAGGAGTGTCTGTAGGGATATGTACTTGACGCATCGAGTTAATAGTATACGGAAGGTAGGCTTTAATATAAGCATTATCTTGAGTCTGATAAATCTCAAGGTTAGCCGCTCCATCAACAGTGATGATGAAGTTTGAATCATTTACCTTTGAAATAGCCTGGATCTTTCTCTTTGTCGTAAGCTCCTCATCGCTTGAGATGAAGATAGACTGCCCAACAAACAGATTTGTGTCGCTAGATACGTTTATTTGATTCTGAGAGCCGTTACCGATTAAAGCATACTGGAAGCCGTCTTCATCAATATATGGATACTGGAGTCCGTTAAGGGCTACGATCTCAGACCATCTAGTTGCATCTCCCAAATACACAAAGGCTAGCTGCTCCATATTAGAGCCAAAGGGGAATGGGACTGAGAACTTGCCAAGGGGAGCCTGATAATCAATGCCAGCGCTCTGGGTAGCCGATTCCCAGAAGCTCATGGCCGTAGTAGATAGGGCACCTGTCTGGTCGGACTCTTTTTGACTATTATTTAGGTTGCCATTAGATATAAGGCCGTAAAGTTCTGTAATGCTATCCCCAATGGCATAGAGGAGATCCCATTCTTCGTCAAGAGCATTCTTATCTTGAATTGAAGGCTCAAGAAGAGCTGAGAGATTACTGAGCTCAGCGATTAAGTCATTGATTTCATTAGTAGTTATGTCTCTTGCGTCTTCCACTGCAAGGCTTACTGAGTACTGCTGACTATTGGTAAGCTGCAATTGATCAAGGTTTACATTGTCGGTCAGGTCTATATTGTCGAACACTTCAGGGCTAAAGATGTTATTAGGGGAGGATGGATCTTGAGTAGCCGCCCCTAAATAGGTGATGGAATCAGATGAGGTCGAGGCAAAAGAGCTTTTAGATGATGAGGAAGTTGCTCCCGATCCTTCCTTAATGATGTCCTGGAACTTCTTATCAAAGAGTTTCTTTAAGTCCTCATTTGTTGCAGACAGGCTTTGCCATGATGCAGCAACGCTAGTCATAAATGAGTTCCTTAAGCTCTTAGGGAGATCGGCAATGGCAAGGGGTATGCTTAAGGTGTCTTTAAGGAGAAGGATTACGTCATTAAGCGGGCCAAAAATGTTGGATTCTACGTCCGCCCTGACAGCAGATACGATGTTTTGAAAGCTCTTAACGGTCTTTCTAAGCGTCTTTATTGTATTTAGCGCTCGTCTATAATCGCCTACGTCTGGGTTTACATCGGCTACTCCAGGAGCTGGAGCAGCACCCATAAAGTCGGGAAGTGTCGCCCAAGCTAATAGCTGGATATCATAGAAGTATTCCATAGGGCTACTGACTGTTCTGGTCTTCCCGAAAGAAACTGGGCTAACAACGTATATCACATTGTCTTTAGCCATTTCAAAGACAAGCCTTAAATCTTGACCGCCTGGAGCTTCCTTGGCTGAAGCATAGGTATGGAGGAACAGGTCTAGGAGCTGGAATTGGTAATAGCCAGTCCTGGTGAGAGCTGCGTCTTCGCTATTAGTTCTAAAAGGGGAGGAGGAATTAAGTCCTAGGGCTCCGCCGGCAATCTTAACTGAGCGGGTAGCGCTATTGACAGCATCAAGGGTTCCGCCAAATAGAGTACCGATGATGTCAGTCCGTTTAACTTCTTTTCCGCCGCTCTTTCTTTCGATATTAATCCCTGTGGTGCCAGAAATAGAGATCTGTCTAATTGGAGCTCCATTATGCTCTTCCAGTATCCCTTTACTTGTGACTGTGGTTTTAATAGCAAAAGGGGTAGTTACTTTTAACTGCTGTGGGTTAATTGGAAGACGATAGGATGCAACTAGGCTATGCTTTCCTTCTCCATTGACTCTAGTGACTAGGAATCTATAGGGATAATTAAGCTCCCAATTCTTGCCTGGCTTAGCGCTGCTGAACTTTTGGACAGTCAGGCCTCTACCCATAATTGAGTTCTCCATAAAGGTCTGAGCCTTATCGGAGATGGCTGCTATCTGGTTTAATTCATCGGTTCCAGCGTCTTTCTTTACTCCAGAGGAAGCTTCCGATGCCTGAGACAGCCCTTCTTTAGGTGAGAGGCTATCTGGTGATACTGATTTAAAGTTCATAATGTCCTCTTAGAGAGTCTTAAAGATTCTAGCTTGATCACCAACCAAATAAGAATTCGGGATTGGCTTATCTAATTTCAATTGCGTTGTACCCATGACGGCCATAATGGCTCTAACTATTTCGCCTTGAGTTTCAGATACGACAGTTATCTGATTACCGACAGAAAGTCCAGTAGTATCAGTCACTTGCACGATTGTCGTCTCATCTACAAATGTAATAGCTTTGGTCAAAAAATAGGCGTCGTATTCGTTCTTTACAGCCGTATTATCACTAGCCAGCATACCAAGGAAAGCCTGGCCATCGTCTGCAGCAAAATAGCGACGAGCCGAGCCTGAAGCCTTATTGATCCTAACGTTTAGCCACTTATATCTTTCAAAATAAGGGCTGCCCGTAACCCCTGAATAAGTGTCTCCACTTTGAGAGACCGAGCCTAGGGCTGTGACGATCTCTGTAATCCTGCCGGTCATAAAGGCTTGTCTAGCTGTAATCTCAGAAGAAATAGGAGAAATGCTTGCAGAAACATACTTACCGCTAACGCCTGTACTGCTTCTAGCTTGCCAAGTGTCAATAATGCTTTTAGTGTTGCTTAAATCAGATAGGGCTGCTGCGTTTTGCGTAGTTTGCGGTGAGCGTGTCTCATTATTAAGTCCTAGCTGGGTGATTTGACTATCAATCTTGCCTTCCCATTCGGTGATGAGGGAGTCTATGCCGTTTGTAATGTTTGTCAGGATCTCCTGGTAGAGGGAGGAGACAAGGGTCTGTCTTTCGGTTGCAGTGAAAGCTACAACGGTATTTCTAATAGAGGCAGAAGATGAAATGCCTGTGAGAGAGGGGATAACGCTATCTATTGTAACTGCCGTCACTGTTTTAGAAATAATCTTGTAAATTCCACTACTTACGCCGCTATTAATATACACTAATTCATTAGCTGCAAAGTTCGTAGTCGATGCCACACTTACGGATAAAGCAGAGATTGCCCCTGCCGGGATAGCTGTACTTGTAGTTGAAGTGCCAGACGTTCCACCTGTAATTCCATTGGATAGCCTAAAGATCATCTGTGTTAGTCCAGAGGCGACAGTCGTATTGGTGAGTATGTTTTGCTCATACCTACTGTCTGTGCCCGTAGGATGGTTAATACCGTTAACTGCGTCCGTTACTTTGGGGATGAATCCCGTATATATAGGGCTATTAGGATAGAAGGTTGCAGCATCAGCTCCTGGAGTCTTAGCTGAAGTAGATAAGTCTCCGGCAACATAAGGGCTAATGGTTCCGTCTGTATAGGTGGCCGGAATTGAACCATTCATTTGCCTAGATTCTGTCTCATAGGCATCAGATCGAATACGTTGGACGTCATAGAAGACTTTATTAGCGTCGTCAACAGATAAGAGCTTAGCTTTCTCTGAATTTAGGGAGCCCTGTGTGCTGGAATAGGCAGCGTTCTCTTGAATTATATTCAATTGACGGCGAGTAATGTCTAATCTTTGTTGTGGAGTAAATGTTGGCATTATGTACCTACGAAAACTGTTGAACTGCCCGTGATGATTTGACCGACTATGGGAATACCTAAATTACCAATTTGTAAGGTTTGACTAACCCCGACGGCTGCAACCGGAACACTTCCCTGACCAAGCAAAGTGAGGTTGCCTTTAATTTGAGCAAGGTTTCCCCCCTCAATAATAGCATTGCCTCCGGCCTTAACCATTACGTTCCCAGTAGCCTTAACTTCCCACTGAGCGCCCGACTTCATGCTCATATTGCTCTTAGATTCAAGCTTTAGGTTTGCTTCGCTGGTAGCTGACAGGTCTTTTTTTGCCGTCATTGAGATTTCATCGTCGCTAGTTTCGCTCATCTTTTTGGTAGATTTGGCCGACATTTCACCAGATGAGACTAATTCAAGCTTCTTATTCTTCTTATCTATAATAATAGACTCAGCTCCGTTGCCCCAAGTGGCTTTTTGGGCTACCCGGTCAAGCTCAAAGAATTGGCCTTCATTGTCGCTAATCTTTATCTTCCCTGTCTTATCTATCTTTATTTGCGTTCCGGCGACCTTTTCGTCTAATTTCTTGCCCTTTTTATCTACTGGACTATTAAAGGTGAGAGTCCATTCCCCATCCTTATTGATGTTATAATTGATCCCGTTGAAGTTAAAATCATAGAACTGGCCATCGTCCTTCTTATATGTCGGGCCTTCCGGATGGGATACGCCGCCTACAATTATCGCTTGACCGCCGGATGACTGGCCTGAAATACAGAGAACTATTACGAGTGATCCGTATTCGATCCTACCGTCGCTTGCACTGTCTGCTTGCAGAGTGAAGGTCAGGTTATTATTAGACATACCAAACAGGTTATTAATTAGGCAATTGCGGTAGGTGGCTAGGGTTACGTTACCATTCTTATTGATGTCGCTCACTAACACATTGTATTCAATATGCTTTTTTGAAAGATTAGTCTTATCATCTGGATAGAGTATCTCGGTTACTGTACCTAATTTTAGGGAATAATCCATCATTAGGAGCTGTCTAGCTCCGCTTAAACCTTCTGTTGACAGATTAGCTGGTATTACGGTGCCGTCTGATAATTTCATAATTTCTTCTTAGCTGGTGTTACGCCACCAATAATGACCTTGTCGTTAATATAGCGCTCTTCATCACTAAAGCCAGGTTCGAGACCAGTATTTAGACCTTCTCTATTTTCTGACTCATTAAAGGCATAGGCTCCATTAGATAGTATTCCTTGAGATAGGTCAAGTGTCGTATAAAAGCCCTTTATTCCATTTTCTTGGACATCATAATCATGATTAACGCCCTCGATATGAAATAGCTTACCTGCTAGCTCAAAATTATCGCCAACGCAAATAGGCTCCTGGACACCTGCAAGGCTCACTGATCCGCTAAGCTTTAAATGGGCATTACCGTACCAGTCCTTAATTAGCTGAGCCCATTCGTTAATCTGAAGTGTGCTATCAGCTCCCGTAAAGTCGTTCATTACGTTCTGGATCATATTTCTGCTACCATTACGCATGATGTCAACCACGTTAATAGAGAAATTGCCGGCAGCTATTTGAGCCTGTTGACTATAGCCTGGGCTAGTAGAGGAGACTCCATAGAGCGTTCCATAGATTTGGAAGAAGTTAAATCTTGCCGCATCTGAAGTCCCTATATTAAAGGATCCTACCTGTAGGGCTGGATCGGCTACCCATCTAGGGAGGTCTATAAATTTAGCTCCGCCGCCATCGACTGGTGAGTATTTACTGGTAAAAGCGATCTGCCTTGCAATAAAGAAAGGGACTATCCGTCTTTGATTGTTGACGCGCATAGTCGTATATATTTCATTAATTACCGGATTACAGACCTGCTGTAGGGCTGACCACATAGGAGTATTATTAAATAGGTCTGGGGGAGTAGTTAGTGAGCCGTGAAGCTGGAGGCCTGTGTAATTCTGGACTGAAATGCTTTGAGAGTCATTGATGTTCGGCATGAAGGAGTTATTTGTATACTGCTGGATGCCGATTAGCGTATGGAGCATATTAGCATAATTGGGTGTCGAATTTTTAGACGATATTCCAAGAATAGACAGTAATTCTCTAGGGATAAGAAGAGCTGAATTTGGAGACTTAACAGCCTTCCCAGCTCGTCTCGCCTCGTCTCCAGGTCCTGCTCCCATAAATACATCAATCAAAAAGTCTATAACAGATTGCACACTTCCTTTGTTGCCGTTTTGGGAAAAGAAATAGGAATTCCAGGATTTAGAGATTTCTCCATAGACCTTCTCCATTTGAAGAAGCTGGGAATTGCCCTGGTTTTTAGGTGAATTAGGAGCAAGAGCATGGTTATAATAGAGGGAATTGCCAAATTCAGAGAACCCTTTAAAAGTAACTAGATACCTTAGGGTCTTAACTCCGTTAGCTGCCGTATTATATAGAGTCCTGACACTTCCCACTCTGCCGACGAATTTAAGGCCAGAATTGAAGTCATTAGACGGGCCATTAGCTAATACAGAATTAGATATACGGTCATAGTCCTCTTTTTTGCTTCCCATCCATATCATTGCGTGATCGCCTGGGCTAAGTAGGGCTTGATAATTAAGGTCTCCGGAGGAAAGCACAGCCTGGCCAGTTAATTGGTAATTACTCTTAGCAGAGGTGACGTTAAGCTTTAATATGTCATTAACGACTACCGTTTCCTTAACTTTCGTAATGCTTGCCAGGTCATTAGGGCTAGTTTTTGTAGATGCCGGCCCTGAATTATAGAGAGTGTCTTTTCCTACAAAAGAGAAGAACTTAATTATAGCCCAAGGCTGAGACTGATGGCTATCTGCATGACTGGGTTTTAGCTTATGTCTCATTAATTACCATAGGATACGCCAGAAGCTCTGGTCGATGAATTATTAGTAGTTTCAAGGGCCCTAACAAACCCGTCAAGAGCGGCCTTCAATGTGTCGACTGATTGTCCAACGTTAAGAGCTGGAGCGGCACCTTGTCTTGTAAGCTCTGCAGCATTAGCTATTTGATCTCCTGTAAAGTCAGCCGTAGCCTTATCTATATCTGCCATGCCGGCAGCATTGGCCGCCATCTGTGCTCCAGCTACAGTTCCATTAGTTGCAGCCCTGCCTGCCATATTATTTGCACCTGCAGCTGCTTGAGCCATAATTTGATTTTGCTGGTCTACGCTTGTGCCGTCAAGTATAGCCTTACCGTCTCTGCCTGCTTTAATTTCAGCTGCGTAGAGAGCTGCTGCTTTCTTAATAGCTGAAGGATCTCCAGTAGTTAGGCCCTTTTTTGCGCTAGAAATATTCTCTGCTCTCGTCTGGTCTTCATCGATCTGGAGCTGCTTCTTTAGGAGAGGGTCGGTCTTGGCAAGCTGCTTCATGGCTTCTAGCGCTATATTAGAAGATGCCTCTAGGGACATTTTACTCATGCCCGGCACGGTCTCAAAATCAAGCCCCATCATTTCGGCTATATCTTTTACTCTTTCACCCTTAGAGAGTCTTTCTTTAATTTCCGCTATAGTCCTAGAACCTTCTTGTGTTGTGCCTAAAGTCTTAGCAAGAGTAGATGCCGGCCCCATTTCTTCAAGAAGTCTTGCCGCTTCCTCTTTACCGCCCACGGCTCTTAAAGCTCTAGGGTCATTATTCTTTAGAAGCTGCATATTCTCTTCATCGGTCCTATTAGCAAAGAAAGCCATAGCCTTCATATTGCCGCCGGTCATTTCCGCAAGTCTACTTAATTTAGTAAAGCCAGCAAGGCCGCCTTGCATGGAATAATCGCCCATCATTTGCTGAGCCTGCATAGCTCCGTTCATGTCCCTAGCCGTTACATCTCGTCCAGAGGTAAGGGTTGAGATATTCTCAGTCATTTTAGCTGAAATTGAAGCTATGTCCGTTACATCAGGAGATCTTGAAGCTAATTCAGCCATACCCGTCTGGAAGGCTTCTATTAGACCTGAATCGGTAATACCTTTAGTGAACGCGTCTGAATAGATGTCAGAAAGGGTCTTCTTTACACTTCCAGCTCCACCTGCTCCAGACATGCCTAGAGTTCCGGCAAGGCCTGTGGCTGACTGGAGACTAATACCTTGGTTTCTGGACAATTCCATTGCCTGAATGGCGGCAGTTTTACCTGCACTATTACCAAGCCGATGCTTTAATGCCATATATGTGTTGGTAGACTCTTGCTCATTAAAGAGATTATCATAGCCTGCCATCCTAAAGGCACGAGCTTCAGCGTCATTCATTTTAGCTTGGCGCTGGAATTCATACCTTTGGGGAGCTTTTTCTCTTAAATACTGATAATGAACATCAGTCATGCTTTGAGTCTTTAGCCGCTCAACCTGCTCTTTTCTGATGTTTTCTTCTCTGCCTTCTTTACCGGCAAGACCCATAAAACCTGATGCACCAAGTGACGCACCGCCTAAAAGAGCAGCTCCGCCGAGAACTCCACCAAGAGATAGACCTCCAGTGAATGGAGAAGCCATGAGGCCAACGCCTATCATAGCAGCGCCGCCTATCATTTTAGCCAGATCTTGCTTGTTTTTCTTGTCAGCTTGCTCTCTAGCGTATTTGGTAGAAAGAGAGGTGATCTGGTCTTTTTGCTCCATCATGGATTCGGTAAGGTTACCAGAATAGCGATCAACTTTTCTTTGCTTAACTGTGGCAGCTAGATTGGCCTTATTTTGTTCCTTAGCTTCGTTATAAGCATAGGCCGTGTCGTAATACATATTAGCCGCTTGTGCTACTCCGGCTACAACACTAAGACCTTTACCTACTCCACCCATCATTTTTTGAAACGTCGAAGGAGGCTGGCCTGGAGGCTGCATTCCGCCTGACATGGTATTATACTGGCTAGCTGATTCCATGAAGTCGCCAAGAGCTGATTCATGCTCTGCGCCATAGCGCATCATTTTTCTTTGCTGCTTGGCAATTCTAGAGCTTGAGGCTCCATTAGCCTTCATATCGGCTATATTCTTTTCAGCTTGCCTCATCTTCTGGAGTCTGTCTTCAGTTTTTCTGAATAAGCTATCAGTTTGCTGCTGAAGTACTTTTAAGTCTTTAGTGGCTACGTCTTGGAGAGTCTTCTGGAAGCGCGTCATATCCTTATTGATGGTGCCGCCGAATTTCTCGCTTTGCTTAATATAAGTGTCTAAAGTTTTGCCAAGGCCTTGCTGACCGCTTCCGCCCATGTTTTTTTGCATATTCTGGACAAGCTTCTCCGTACGCCTAGCATCTTGCTCTAGCGGCTTTGTGTCGCCACGAAAGCGAAGGAGAATTTCTTTTTCAATTTTAGCCATTTTCCAGATCTTTTGTCAATGATTTAAAGGACTTAGTTAATTGCTCAATTACATCGTGTGTCTTTTTAGCAACATCTTCTTTTTTCTTGCTCTCAGCCTTAAGAAGGGCCTCTTGCTGAGCTACCCATTCATCGTCGCTCAGCTCTACTGTAGTGACTGCCAAGTCTTCTATAACTGGCCTATCAGCAGAAGATAGGGTATCTCTTAAGCGAAAAATCTCCTCTGGAGTCCATTCAATAAGCTCATCTTCCATAAAGACCAATACAACCTCTTCTGGAGTGTATTTTTCTTTTACAGCATCAAGGGGCATATTATAGGTCTTAGAGAAGTATCTATAACATTTCTCAATATAGACCTCTACGCTATCGGATAGGCGATTATGGATTGCTATTTTTCTTAAGTTAATTAGATTCTGATAGAGGTACTGCATTACTGCCTTCTTTAGCGGTCTGATCTAACTGCTCAGACCAAGCCTTCTCTTCCTTAGCACATTCATAAGACAGGTCATAAAGGGGAGCTGTATCTACTAATAGCTGACCGCCCTTAGAGCCTTCCCACCAAGCTGGACCCTCAATTACCCTAACTGACAATTCTGCTATGGCTGCAGCCCTAAGCCTTACTTCTTCACTTACTTCCCTCTCTCTAGACGGGAGGAGTTGAGCGTAGATTCTCTCAAGCTGAAACCTGTCAGCGTGAGTAAGGATACGTTTGATTTTAAATTGCCCAACCCAGTTAGTTTTAGTAACTTCTCCAATAGAATGGAGACTAACCGTGGCAATGGTGTCTGGCAGCTTTTTCAATGGTTTTCCTAGGATTAGGTAGAGGCGGGTGATACTTTAAATATTAAGATTCAGGGTTAAATTATTGATTTTATTGATATATATAGCGTCCCATAATGGGTCAAAGAGAAGTAATTATTGACTTTTTCTATAACCTATGAGAATATGCCATAGAGGTGAATATGAAGAGAAATCCTAAATACATCGAGACAACTATCGACGCCCTGATAATTGAAGTCTTGGAAGATCAAGACCATATGGACGCCCTAGTTGAGCATGAGATTTTGGACATTATAGATGATAAGTACGACTTAGGCCTTAAGGCTGAAGTTTTTGCCGAAAAAATGTTCGAAAAGATGGTGGATCACGCCATAGAGGCTCACGGGATTAAACCGGACACTAGGGAGAGGCACATCACATGGATGATCGATCTAGCTCCTAAGCTATTTGAGCAAATCTATAGGGATAATGAAGGGGATTTAGACCATAGGCACGTTAATTGGAGCGGTCCATTGATGCTTATATTCCTTTTGGCTAATGCTGCCCAGTCTACGGTAGGATTGTGCGCTATTACAAGCTTCTTTGAAGGTGCGGCTGGTGCTTTTAGAGCCTCAGTTGACCCAAAGATGCACTAATGCTAGCCCCAATTATTGTTTATACATGCTTAGCAACCGGGGATGACTATACGGAGGCCTGTAGGGCTGCAATGGAAGCGGCAAGTAAACAGTCTGGAGTAGAGCGTATCGTCAATAAATATAGTGATACTTTAGGAAAACATGTAATAAGCTATATAGAGCCTTCGGACGTCATGGTAGCCACTTTTAGCTCCCTTGCCTTCCTTACGAAGTACTCTTTAGGTCAAAATGCAACTGTAGCAACTCGCATACATAAGGATACAAGCCTCTCTCTTACTATTAATAGAGAGAAGGCTGTATTAGGGCTTAATTTCGACTTTTAGACATTTTCAACTTGTATTATTGACGAGCTTTAGACCACTCTATAGCTTCTTTTAGTTGAGAGATGCTTTCTTTTTCTTCTTCTGTTGCTTTAGACCGCTCTATAGCTTCTTTTTCTGTTAGCGGCATTAATTCTACAATTTCCAATCGAAAAGGTGCCGTACAGATAAACGCATACCCTTGATTGCCCCAAATTTGCTTAAAATCATCAGGATCCAGGGCTGCATACCTTCGGCTACCTAGCTTAACTATCACTGAATTACCGAATTTCATCAAGCTCTGCATTTCTAGAGTCTCATAAAGTTCACTAATTGGTACTTTCCATGAAAATGAATGCCTAGCCTGCATAAAGAGGGCAGCGAGGGCAAGCCTCTGTTCACTCCCATTAATCAGGACAGCGGATTTTCTATCATAAAGAGATTCCGAGTCTTCTTGTTCGGCCAAATACACTAAAGCATTGTATCCATAGATTTTATCGTCAAAATCCTCTCTAGGAACTCTCTTTAGGAATTCCTCGAAGCTTATAACCTCTATAGATTGTTGATGAGTTTGCTGATTCACTTCGTACCTCCGTCCTATTGGACATTTGTTAGTATATTGATACAGTACGGAGCATCGGCCCTTAGGCTCTGGCTACTTATACCGCTATTCTTTATCTTGATCCTTTTCCTCTTTGTTGTCAAGCTCTTTTCCTATATTTATAGCTCCAATACGCCTAATGTCCCACTTCTTCCCCCAATACATGGAGCCACACATGCCAAATAGGCCTAAAGCGTACATAATCGATTCCCCGCTCAATTCTTTAAGAATGGCTCGAGCTGCAATCGTAAAGGATAACCATACAAGAGTTGAACTAACGCTGCCCTCATTTTTATCCCTAACTAAGGGGATGGGGAAGCCCTTAGAGTGCATGCTTTCTAAAAAATTAGTGATTTTTCCTAACATATAATTCCTTGACTTACAGTCCTTTTTCTTATAAATTTAAACGAAAGGAGACCTTATGAAACTTGCCCGATTAATTGATCCCCGTTTTCAAAATGCCGTTAAAAAACTTAGCTCTGCTAATCTGCCCATTCTTCTTGCTTTTCGCTTAAAAAGTATTGTAAAAACCATGCAAGATGCGATTGACAATTATGAAGCAGTCCGTGTTGACCTATTAAAACGTCTTGGCAAAAAGAAAGAAGATGGCGAACTAGACCTTGGCGAAGGAGGAACCGTTCAATTCGAAGAAGGTGGCCTCCAAACTTTTGCTAAAGAAATTAGCGTCCTTTCAAATAGTGATATCGATGTGCCTACAATTAAATTAAGCGAGCTAGGTTCCGACATTAACGTATCTCTAGAAGATGCCGAAATGCTAGAGGGACTTATTATTGAGGAGTAACCAAACCTGATAAGGGCTTTTCATGCTTAAGTCCATCGCCTTTATAGCTGGTGGACAAATGCAATCTGGAAACGCTTGAACCATTTCATTGCATAAAAAAGCATCTTTAGATCCCCAAGGATTCTTTTGGGGCAATGGGATTTTAAATAATTTCTTTAAAAATCCTCTGTATGTAAAATATAAAAACGCTCCATAATCATAAGACTTACCGTCATATTGATCAATTACTGCTTGATAAATCTCTTCCTCTCTTGCTAAGTCTAAGTCTAAATCCATTTCTTTTACAATATCGTGATTCTTCAAAAAAGAATTATACCACTCAATATGAACGCCCATGAGATTTGAATGAAAGATAATCTTTTCATCAAATAAAATAGCAAAATGAGAAACGGGCTCCTCTAATCCCCACATTATTAATTTTGATAAAGGCGTATGTCCTTTAACCCATAATAGCTTCATTATGTTCTCGGAATTCCAAGATAATCTTGAATAGCATATTTAGTTTCATCCAAAATTTCATCCGTAACAAACGGACTTAATCCAAGAGATGGTCTATTTAAATCTGCCTTTAGGGCATTAATTTCTTCAATAGCGGCATATAAAGATCCAGTTGACATATAATGAGAAAGTTTATGGCAATAATCGGTAACTAATCTGGTCTTTCCAGCTTGAGTAATACCCATAAGGACATTTCTTGTAGCAAAAGAATCAGCAAGGTCATTGCCAAAATCTTTTGCTTTTTTAACAATGCCGGTAACTAATTGTTGAGGAGTAGCAGCAAAATAAGCACTTTCCCATGTATTATATGCAGCTTGATGTTCTGCTTTATAGGCGGCTAATTGAGTATCTGTCATAATTATCCAATTTTCTTCAAGTACAAAATTAGGAGACCGGATTTCTACAATCTGTGCAGGCCACGCATCTGGCATTCCAATTGGCTTTTCCGTAACAAACTCATATGTTAAAACCGCTAGTTGCATTAGTACCTCGCCGTATCAAACCATTTTGACCATCTGAAAGCATCTACCGACAAAATTCTGGCAGCTGTCCCTGCTGTCTTACTAATGCGGAAAATAGGTCCAAAATTTTGTGTTCCTCCAGTAGGAATATTTGTAGTAATTGTGGCAACAAGAGTTCCATTTATATAGTAATCCACATTCGTTGCGGTAAATCGCATTTCAAGTAAATACCAAGTATTTGCGGACCAAACTACCCCACTTGCGACAGTTGTTCTAGTGCTGCTTTGAGAGGTTTTACATTGAATTTGAGTAGTTCCATTTAATGGGAACTCAAAATAAATACCATCAACGTAATCGGCTGTTGTTCCGCCTACGTTATCTCCAAGTCCAAGTCTCATAACATAATTTTGTGTTCCACTTGGGACCGCTGCGGGAGTCCTAATTAGCATTTGTACTATAGAATATCCATTTCCTACTATTTGGCTGGTAGCACTCTGATAGACGGTGGGGTTACTTGTTCCAGAGCTAGCGGTACTTAATTCAACAGTGCCGGGATGACTTCCATTAACAGCACCATTATTCGTGATTGCTCCACCATTTGTTGCTTGAGTCCAAACTAGTCCAGTAACAACAGAGGCCACAGTATCTGTAATAAAGTCGTCAAATAAATGAATCTGGCTACCAATGTCAAATAAATCTACCCAATCGGCATTTCCACTTGAATCTGGAGTTTGAAGTACCATTCCCCGAGATGGATTTCCGCCACGAATACGCATCGTTCCAGTAATGTCAAACTGCCGAGTAGGTGCGATGTTACCTAGGCTAACATTTCCAGTATTATCTATCCTCATTCTTTCAATTGGAGTAGAGCTTCCTGCTGGAGTTGTCATAAAAATTAAACGACCCGGCATTCCGTTGGTTATTACAGATCCATCAACAAGAGCGCGGATTGAAGCTCCAGCAATAAAATTTGTACCATCAGATGCCCTAAATTGAATTCTTCCAAACTCATCATCTACAACGACAGCACCTTGAGTATTTACCAAAGCGCCACGACTTTTTAATAGATTAAAAACTGGGCCAATTGTATCTGCACTGAATTGCATACCGGCCATTTGTACAGCAGAGGTGCCAATAATCTGAAATAAAGGGAAAGCACTTGCACCTGTAATGTCTTGAGCAACTGCACCTGTTCCAATAATAACGCGACCACCTTGATCAATTCTCATGCGTTCTAATGAAGAAGTTGATCCAGTAGGAGTAGTATAGAACATTAAGCGGCCTGGTGTGCTCCCTACAGAAGTGGACGCATCAGCAACTCCAGAAATAGCCGAAGCAACAAAGAAATTTACTCCATCAGATGCTCTGAATGAAATTGTTCCAATATTATCAGAGGCAGTTAGTACAGAGTGAACTCCTAGAGTCGCATTTCTGCTTTTTGTGAAACGAATAATTCCGGCAGAAGCGTCTGCACTATATCTCATTAAGGCAAGTTGAGTATCAACAGATGTTTGACCTTGAATTTGAATTTTTGATTCTTCTCCTGAAGCTGAAGATAAACTATTTACGCTAGAAGAGAAGACGTGTTTTTGAGTATTCGTAATGGTATACGATATTGTATTATTTGTTAAAAATGTAATATATGAGTTTTCTCTTTGTCGAATTTCCCCATTACCTGCGGAATCAATACCAATATCAAAACCATCACCGGCAGTTTGTCCGGTTGTTGCACCTGCCGTGAATTTTAAAGCAGATGCAGATGAAGTGCCGCCGTCGATATGCATCTTAGCTTGTGGAGAAGTGAGGCCAATGCCATAACGATTATTTGTATTATCCCAAAAAAATTGAGCATTATTTTGAGACAATGATCCGTTTGCATCTGCAAATATTACAGATCCTGGGCTAAAAGCAGTTGCATTCGCTAGACGGGGGATTAAGCTCCATGCTGTATTACCAGACCCTGTTTTTAACCACATTCTTGCGTTAACGTCATCATCAAGAAGGGCCATAGAGCCTATGGGCGCAACGAAACCACTTACTGATGGATCAGAATCTATTGAGTAAATTGAAATTTCATCAATTGTTACTTGACCTAAAATGGCCATTCTAACCTACTTTAGCTTAATGCGATAACTTCGTACGTTACCGTCCATGTAATTGAATTATTTGCTGCACCTGTTACGCGAATGCGGGCAGAGGTACCCGATACATCAAGCGTGCAGTTCCACAGCAACTGATCTTCAGACGTAAAATCTGTTTGCAGATTGTGAATAGTTACCGTACCGCCAACGTTCTTAAACCTTGCCGTTCTTTCATATGTTGCAGAATCACCGTTTGCTCCAGCAGAGCCTCCAGTACGACGTCCAACCACACGCGCCCTAATGAGCATCACAGAATCGGTGGCAACAGTAACTGATTGCAGTGTTGTTGCCGTAGCATCTGTCGTTGTAGTCTGAGCCTGAAACATTTCCCAATTAGCGTTAGACGCTCCAGCGTCAGCATATCTCAATGCTCCACGGAACAAAGCAGTTCCATTTACATCTAAACGACGAGAAGGAGTGTTTATTCCAATGCCAAGTCTATTATTTGTATCATCAAAGAATAAATTTACATTATCTTGATTTAATACGCCGCCAGTTCCTGCAAATATCACAGATCCAGCAGTTTTGCCAGTGAGAGTAGCGTTAACCCAAGTAGGAGATGCAGAAGTGCGAATGTCTTGGATAGCATCGATTGTAATCGATCCTGCGCCATTTGTGACAGTCAGAGAAGCTAGAGCTCCAACGGTAATGTTTGCAGCAACCGGAGCTGCACCTGTAGAACCGATTAGAAGTTGGCCGTTTGTAAGAGCTGCTGCTTCAACAATAGCACCACCAGACGATACCATAATGCGGTTATTATTCAAAGCTGTACCGGAATTTGTGCCGCCACGAATAATTGGCAAGACGCCAGTCATGTATGAAGACGCAAGATTGATATCTCCGTTTGCAAGGTTGCCATTTATATCGGAAAATACGGGACGAGCCGTATTAAGGCTAGTAATTCTAGCACTGCCAGTTACATGTAACTCTACCGATGGAGCACCGTTGCCAATGCCAAGCCTTGTATTTGTATTATCCCAGAAGAAGTTAGCATTAGATCCAATTTGACTAGTTGAAGTCCAGTAAGCTACTCTACCTGCAACGCCAGATCCCATTGCAAAAGAATCGGACACATCTGGAAGAGTGTAATTTCTATTGGATGTTAAAGAAGAAAGTAGTAATGTTGCAGTATTGGCATTAAGGGGAGCCTTAAAAGACCAGCCATTCCGAGCTGCGGATACCGTAGCAAAAGCCGTGATGACAGCATTTTCTTCAATTTCAATACCGGCTCCGCCACCGGAAGCTGCTGCTCCACCATTATTAAGTGTAATAGTTGGGTCGGAAATTTCCGTAACTGTTGAGTTAATGGTAGTCATTGTACCGTTAACAGTTAAATCTCCGTTAATGGTGACATTATTTCCAAACGTCTTAGCTCCATTGATAATTTGACCGCCTTCAGTCAATACAAAATCAGCGGAACTTACTGAATTACCAGGATTTGGAATAGTATACGTGATAGCAACTGATCTTGAAGCATGCGATGTATGAGTTACTACTAAAATTTGACCATTTTGCGTATATTCATCATCAACTTGATTTCCAGTAGCAGGATACACTGGAAGTCTGCCAGCTGTACCAGTCAATACTCCACCGGCAACTGCGGCTGTATTGATGAGATCCCATGCTGTATCTAAAGCGCCGGTTTTAAGATACGCAGTTCCAGTAGCGCCATTATTGTACATGGCAATTGCACCAATAGGTGCCGATGTACCTGCGCCAGAACTTGGAACGGCATCGGTTTGTAAAATTTCGACTTCATTGTTTGTAAGTCTACCAATAATGTTAGCCATAGCTATCCTTTATACATCCGTGTTAACGGCTTCAATAATTACGTGACCAGTCCAATAGGTCGGCAATCCGCTAGATGATTTAACATAAAACGTTACTTCATTAACGCCCATTGTGTAGCTAACATTAAAGTTAGCGTTTGATTTTTCAGTAAGATCAGTTTGCCAAAATCTTTGTATCTGAACGTTTGACACTTCTCTAAAAAACAATCCAGTCCTCTTAAAAGCAGATCGACCAGAACCATCAGAAATTCTTCCAATAGTATGAAATTCAATCTTAACTGCAGAATTCTGATTAATAGGAACCGAAAAAGCCACTTCTGGTGTTGAAGAATTTGTAGTAAGTGAGTACGTTTCTTGCCTTAATCCAGATCCCTCAAATCCAACATGAGATTTTTGATGAAAATGATTTAAAGGTTCTTCTAAATCTGGACCTATGCCAAATCGTCCATTTTTATCGAAAATGCCTCTTAATAAATTATTCGTTCTAATTCTAAGATCTGCGGCATCAAGAGTGCCAAGAAAGTGAGTCAACTCATCTATTCCGCCATTGCCCTCAAGTCTCCAAGAAATAGAATCAACATCATTCCCGGCATCAACAGTCACATAGAGTACACCAAATTCAGCATCTTGCTTAATGACTGTAGCAACTATACCCCCCAAAGGAGAGGTTGATAAATTACCACTGGCATCAGAATACAAAATAGTTCCTGGAGACCAGGCCGAAGTATCTTGTTCAAACATAAATCCAAAACAACATACATATCCAGGCTTAGCTGAATTAATGGTTGATTGAACAACGCCAAAGTTATCATGGGCTCCGGGATCTGCAACGATAACAGACGGATATACCGTACCCATGCCGTTAAGCCTAACTACTTTTAATGGAGTTAAGGCTGATCCAGACCCGTTCTCGATTAATTCATTGGACGGTGCATGTAAATCCCGTCCTCTTAAATCCTTATGTGCTGACATTAACCTACCACCACAACATTGCCATCTTCATCTGTTACAATCGCCGGACCGTCATCAAGATATGTGCCGCTCGCAGGATCATGCGTCATCCTTTTAGTGCCGGCTGCATTTCTTTCATTGGTAACAATACGATTGGGATTAAACTTACGGACCAAATCTAATTGACCCGTAATTACGTTAAAATCAAAGGCCGTCTTATCTTTTACATTCTTATCTTTTACCGACATTAGACCTTCTTAACCTCAATAACGTTCTCATTCTCGTCGTATATGAGATCTAGAGATTCGACTACGTTTCCGTTAAGTAGCCATGTGGCATTGGTAATGTCTTGAGTATTACTGTCTCTGGTCAGGATTAGGTCATCCCAATCACTATGGACGACGTCGCCTACGTTTATAGTAGGCATTGGGTTATTCGTATCGTACTTGCCGCCGAATTTATCCACCAGCAAAGCCCTAATGGCTACTGCCGGATCTCTTTCGTAGATAGCCTGGAGGATATTATCCGGCTTAATAGCCGTTTTAATCTGCTCTGAAGCCTCTATGCTGGAGTTGTCCACCACAAGAAAGTCTTCTATATCTAAATAGGTACTGAAATTTGATCCAATGGCCCCTACCTGAATAGTCGTAGGGGTGACGACACGGACTTCTGCATTAATAGCTATCTGGGTGTTGGACTTAATAGTGACGACCTGCTTTGCAAAGAAGCCTGAAGCGTCTGCTACCGTAATAATGCCATCTAGAGTTCCGTTAGCCGTGAAAGCTCGCGGTGGGACCATTTCCCATCTCTTCTCATTAGCCATAATGTCCATTCCCGCGACAAGTCGCTATCCCGAACCGTATCAGGACACTATAAATATTAAGATTCAGACTTAAGTAGCTGTTTTTACTTAATTATTTTACCCTTGTTTTTGGCCTAAAACAGTGTAACAATAAGAAAATGGAGGGCTTATGTATAAACTGAGTGCTGAATTTGAGTCTTTTAAAGAGAGTGTCAGAAAGATGGACAGTCGTACACTTCTACTTGAGCGTAACTTTACAGCTAAGATGGTTGCCTTCACTAAGCGTGCCCTAATTCGTATGCCTTCCTGTCCATTACATGGTCAACTAGATCGCCTCACAGAACAGGAGCTTTTCATGTCTAAGAGGCTAAAGAGTGCTAAATAGATATACACTCCTGTCTCTTATCCTTCATTTGGCTTTATTTAGCCCTCTCTTCATTAAGTCCGAGGTCAATCCTGAGACTAAGGGAGGAGAGCCTATGGCTAATATTCTACCTAAGTCCTTGGAATCATTTGAGGTTTTCCTCGATGGCGTAGAGCCGACTAAGACCAAGAAGGTTAAAAAGAAGAAGGCTGAGCATGGCTATTGGGGCCTAGGCATGTACACCAACAATGACATGTCCTTCACTCTTAATGGCATCCAGTATTTCGGTAGCCTCATCGTTACCCTTCCTCCTGATTATCCGGCCTACAATGCCGGCCTCTTGGTTAATGACATTATTTTTGCTATTGACAACCTCCCGATAACGGACCAAAATGATATTAAGGGCGATGGGCCTAAGACGATGACTCTGTCTATTTATAGGAACGGGCAAGTTATCTATATAACAACCCAAAGAGAATGGATTGCGACGGATTTCCCATGACTTTTAACCCTAAAAAAATGGAAGTAGAGTTCAAATATGACGCTTCAGATGTAAGTCTGGCGGAATTTAATACTTTTTCAAGATCTCTCAATCCTGTTAAAGTCATCGAGGCCTATTCTTGGGACCATTACTATGCAGCTACCGACCCTAATGCTAAAGTTGAGTTCTTGAGATTCCGAAAGAGCACCTTCCCTCAGCTTACCCTTAAAGTTAAGCTTGATGAAAAGAACAATAATCAACGCATTGAGGTTGATCTCCCTCTGGACGGCAGAATGTCAGATCTGGAGCTACAAGAATATGTCGATCTCTTTTGCGAACAAATGGGATTTAAGCTTAATTTTAGTATCTTTAAGTACTGCAGCATTTTCTTCTATGAAAAGTATGACACTGTGCATTACACCGTTTTTAATGAAAACATGAAAGAAACTGGTCGTTTTATGGAAATTGAAGCTCGAAAAGACTATCCCTTCCAAAGCCTAGAAGAGGCTAACCAAGTCGTAAGAGAGGTTGAGCAGTCCTTGTCCCCTCTCGGAATTAGCCCACAGAAAAGACAGCGCCTGTCTATGTGGGAGCGTTTTCGTCGCACTGACAAATAAGCATCAATAGGGATCATCCCAGATTAGGATAAGTATGTCACTACTTGATTCAAGGGAATATTTTAAGCCGTTTGAGTATCCTGAATTTTATGAGATCTGGATTAAAGCCCAGGCCTCTCACTGGTCTCCATTTGAGGTGGAGATGTCAAGCGACGTAAGCGACTGGAAGACTAAGCTTACAGACTCAGAGAAAAACGTCGTCGGCAATATACTCAAGGGCTTTGTCGCCATGGAAAGCTCTGTAGAGGACTACTGGGCTACAAAAGTCGGCTCGATCTTCAAGAAACCTGAAATACAGATGGTCGCCCACACTTTCGCTTCTTTTGAGAGTGTTCACCAGGTGGGGTATGCCTTCCTTAATGATACTCTCGGCTTAGATGACTATAAGGCCTTTTTAACCGATGCCGCTACCTATTCGAGAATTGAAAGACTAGTGAATATAAAAGGTAAGTCTAAGTACGACATAGCTAGGTCGCTTGCGATCTTCTCAGGGATGACTGAAGGAGTGTCTCTCTTTTCTTCCTTTATGGTCCTGCTCTCTTTTTCTAAGAGGAACTTGCTTAAGAATGTGGGGCAGATTATTGCTTGGTCAGTATTAGATGAGCAGCTACATTCTCAGACCGGAATCCAGATCTTTAACATCTTTCGCAGAGAATACCCTGAGATTTGGACGGATGAGCTTAAAAAAGACCTGTATGAAGCAGCCAGAATCACCATTAAGCTAGAGGACGACTTTATTGACAAGGTTTTCGAGCTTGGAGACATCGAAGGGATTACTAAGAGCGATCTTAAGGCTTTTATGAGGTATAGGGCTAATGACAGGCTTAAAGCTATGGGACTTAAGTCTAACTGGACTAACATCGATAAGGAAGCCATAGAGAGATGCAGCTGGTTTGAGGTATTAGTGAATGGTCAGCAGCATGATGATTTTTTTGCAGTAAAATCAACCGGCTATGCTCGTAACGTCTTAGAATTTAGTAACATCTGGGAGGAAAAATGAGATCTTTAGAGGAATTAAAGAAGGCTGGTGAAGCTCCTGAATGGTTGACGAATGAAGGTCTGACTACGATGTTAGGCGGGTATTTGCTAAAAAATGAAACCCCTAGGCAGCTATATATGCGGGTCTCAAACGCTTCCGCTTCTAGGCTAAAGAGGCCAGACCTGTCTTCCAAGTTCTACGACTTAATGTGGAAAGGATGGCTTGGGCTTAGCTCTCCAATTGCTTCAAACCTTGGAACCGATAATCTGCCAATCAGCTGCTTTAGCTCCTCTGTGCCCGACAGTACGCTTGATATTTTTGGGCATTTCCAAGAAATAGCCATGCTATCAAAGTACGGCGGCGGAACTGGGTCTTACTGGGGGAATGTTCGAGGTCGAGGTACTCCTATCTCTAAAGGCGGCTTTTCTGAAGGTATTGTTCCGTGGCTAAATGTCTTAGAGAAGACGGTTAGGGCTGTCTCTCAAGGATCTATGCGAAGAGGGAGCGTTGCTGCGTACCTAGACATTGACCATGTAGACATTGAGGAATTCTTAAATGTTCGCATTAATACTGGAGACATCTCCATGAAATGCCTTTCCAATGTGTTTCATCACGGGGTATGTATCTCTGATGAATTCATGAGGTCAATTAAGGCAGGTAATGAGAAGAATAGGAAGCTGTACGAGTTAATTCTCACTAACCGAGTAGAGAGCGGTGAACCTTATCTGATGTTCAAAGACACTGCCAACCGGATGTCTCCACAGTGCTATAAGGACTTAGGTCTTAAAGTTGAGACCTCAAACCTTTGTAATGAAATCTACCTCCATACGGATGCTGACCATACCTTCGTTTGCTGCCTATCTTCTATGAATTTAGCCAAGTACGATGAATGGAAGAACACAGACGCGGTCTACCTATCTACCATATTTTTAGATGGCGTTATGCAGGAATTTATCGATAAAGCAAGCAGCATCAGAGGTTTTGAGAAGGCTGTTAAGTTTGCTGAAAAATCTAGAGCCCTGGGCTTAGGGGTTATCGGATGGCATACCTTACTCCAGTCTAAGATGATTCCGTTTGACTCTTTTCAGGCTATGCAATTAAATGCGGAAGTGTTTAAACATATTGACAGCGAGGCAACTAGAGCGTCTGTTGATCTGGCTAAAGAATATGGTGAGCCTGAATGGTGTAAAGGACATGGCATTCGTAATACTCACACAACGGCCATAGCCCCTACAACTACCAATGCACTACTAGCTGGCGGCGTATCTCAAGGTATTGAACCTATTTCAGCCAATATCTTTAATCAGAAGACCTCTAAGGGCGTCTTTTTTAGGAAAAATCCCATTTTGGAGCGGCTGCTTGAGTTAAAGAAGCAGAATACTATTGAGACATGGAATCAGATTAACCAAGATCGTGGAAGCGTTAAGAATGTATCTTGCCTGTCTGCTGAAGAAAAGGAAGTCTTTTTGACTGCCCGTGAGATTAATCAGTTTGCTATCGTTAGGCAAGCCGGGCAGCGACAACGGTGGGTGTCTCAAGGTCAATCTGTAAACTTATTCTTTGCCATGCCGTCTTCCGTAAATGATAAGGAAGAAAAGGATAAGCTTTCTAAGTACATACATCAGGTCCACATGGAAGCATGGGAATTAGGGCTTAAAGGTCTGTACTATTTAAAGACAGAATCCATGCTAAAAGGTGAGTCCGTCTTTAAAGATAGCTCTGATTGTAAGGCTTGCGAAGGATAAATCTTGCCTCACCATTTACGTACACATCTGGTACGCTTCCAGCTTCACAGATAGCCTTTAAGCTTCGTCCTACGGACTAACTCT